CCTCTCAAATACTGACCGATGCGCACATAACCCCCTACATAGGAGATTTAATGGATACGAAAACAAAAGAAGAACGGATAAAAGCAGAAGATAGAAGACTAAGGACACTGTTCAAAGAATTGCCTAAAGATACGAAGGCCCTCTATGACGGTCTTATCAAGCGCGCCGCATATATGAGGGCGACACTTGAGGACTACGAGCAGGACCTTGACGACAAAGGATATGTCGAGAGCTTCGTGCAGTCAAAAGACCTTGCGCCTTACGAAAGGGAAAGACCAGTCGCGAGGCTTTATAACACCATGAATAAAAACTACCAGTCCATCATCAAACAGCTGAAAGACGCCCTGCCCGAACCAGCAGCGGTAGATGTCAGTAATGAGATGATGCGATTCGCAATAAGGAAATGAATTTTGTTTCAATGTACCTTGAAAAAATCAATAGCGGCGAAATAAGCGCGTGTACGAAGATTAAAAAACTTTACCAGCGCGAGGTGAATTGGATAAAGAACCCTCCTAAAGATTTTTACTTTGACGAGGAGGAGGGAGCAAGACCTATCGAGTTCATCGAGAGGTTCTGCAAGAACTCCAAAGGCAAATGGGGCGGACAGCCTATCGAACTGGAACTATTCCAGAAAGCGAAGATACAGCTCGCATACGGGTGGCTTGAAAAAGGCACAGGGCACAGGAGGTTCAGGGAAGTAGTGGATATCAGGGCGAGGAAGAACGGCAAGTCGACGGAAACGGCAGCGGTCACATTGTATTCGCTTATAGCAGACGGAGAAAAAGGCGCGGAGATATACACCTGCGCGAACAAGCTCGACCAGGCTAAGATAGTTTTCAACGAGGCAGTGAATATGAGGGCGCAGTCACCAGCACTAAAGGCAGTGACTAAGAAGCGCCAGTCGGATATCTACTTTCCCGCAACATTCTCGGTAATCAAGGCATTGGCATCTGATAGCACGACGATGGATGGACTGAACGCTCATTTCTTCTCACAGGACGAATTCCATGAAGCAAGGGACAGCAAGGTTTATGACGTAATGGTGCAGTCCCAACAGTCAAGGGAGCAACCTTTAGCATGGCTGATAAGCACAAACGGGTTTGTAAGGGAAGCGTTCTTCGATGACAAATACGACTACTGCTCCAAAGTGGCTTTATGGGAACCTGGATTTGAAGATTACAGGCTTCTACCATTAATTTATGAACTCGACAGTAGGGAAGAATGGACTAAGCCAGAGTGCTGGGAGAAAGCCAATCCAGGACTGGGTTCAATCAAATCTTATTCCACACTAGCTGACAATGTAGAGAAAGCGAAACGGGACCCGAAGTTCTTGCCCACATTACTTACTAAAGACTTCAATATTCCCGAAAACACTAACGAGGCATGGCTCCCTTATAAAGCATGCGTGAACGAAGAGATAGCGGACATGGAGTATCTGAAAGAGAGCTATGCAATAGGCTTCACAGACCTATCATCTACTACAGACCTGACATGCTGCGGAGTGATTATTCGGAAGCCGGAGGACGAGAACTATTACGTCTTAGCCCAATTCTTCCTGCCACAGTCAAGGGTTGACGCGGTAGAGGGAAGCGGAGCGAGGGAAGCGCCATACAGGTTATGGGCGGAACAAGGGTGGCTGACGGTATGCGAGGGCGCGGCAGTGGACTACAACCAAGTTACTAAATGGTTCACCGACCTCGTAGAGAAGCACGACATCAGACCGTTATGGGTTTGCTATGACAGGGCATTAGCCGGTTATTGGGCGCCGCAGATGGAGGAATACGGATTCGACATGGAGAAGATACCACAGGGTCCGACGACATGGTCTTACGCTATGAAGCAGTTAGGGGCATTACTTGAGGAACACAAAGTAATTTATCAGAACAACCCCATCATGCGCTGGTGTCTGCTGAACACGGCGGTGAAATCTACGAACCGCGACGGCATAAACACAATCCAGCCAGTAAAAAGCGGGAGTACCAGGAGAATAGACGGAATGGTGGCCTTGTTAAACGGCATGGTCGGATATAACAACCACTACGAAGAATTCATGCTCTACTTGAGGTAATAAATGAGCCAGAGAATGAGTTTCAGAAATGCAATTAAATCAATATTCGGAGGATCTAAGCAAAAGATCACTACCGGCACATGGAAAGAAATAGGAGGATATACTTCATATTTCTCTTCCTTCGGCGTGGATGCTTATGCAAACGAAGTAGTCCGGGCCTGTGTCCGCACACTCGCTGAGCATTCATCCAAAGCAAATGTAAAAGTTTTAAGAGCCGGAGAACAAAGGGATATTCCTCTCCAGAAGATTATCCAATACCGGCCGAATATGTACATGAACGGTGCGGACTTCTTATATAAAGTGAGAACGTTGCTCGAAATCAACAACATGGTTTTTGTTTACATTCAGCGCGACGATTACGGAAAGTGCACTGGGCTATACCCGATGCCCAGAGCTCAGCACGAAGCTGTTGAGTACGAGGGCGGGCTGTACATCAAGTTCCGGTTCGATTCGGGGATTGTGCAGACGCATTCCTGGGAAGATCTTGCTGTGTTGCGGAAAGACTATAACAAGTCAGACATCTTCGGTGACTCGAATACTCCGATACTTACCAGCTTAGATCTCCTGAGTACAGCGTCTCAGGGCATGGCTAATGCTATAAAGTCTACATCCAATCTGAGAGGTATTCTTAAGACGACGAAATCAATCTTATCCAACGAAGACAAAACAAAGATAGGCGAAAAGTTTATCAGCGATTACATCAACATGGAGAACAGTTCCGGTGTTGCGGTAATTGATGCCAATCTGGAGTACACTCCTATAACCTTACAGCCGCAGATTGCAAACTATAAACACATCGCAGAGCTGAGGGATAATATCTATCGATATTTCGGAGTGAACGAAGACATCATCATGTCCAGAGCTAACAGTGACCAGCGGGAAGCATTCTATGAGTCGAAGATAGAGCCGTTCCTTTTAGCGTTATCACTCGAGCTCACCAATAAAGTCTTTACGGACCGGGAAAGAGGTTTTGCAAACGAAATAATGTTTGAGTCGAATAGAATGTCCTACATGTCAATGAATGAAAAACTAGCCTTACAGGCCATGGTAGACAGAGGAGCCATGACACCTAATGAGTGGAGACAGGCTCTCAATCTGGCACCGCTGCCCGGAGGTGATGTACCTATACGGAGGCTGGATACAGCACCGACAAATAACACAGAGGGAGACGAAGAAGATGATAAGTAAAGACAGGTGCTACAGGCACTTTGAAGTAAGAGCTCAGGAAGAGGAAGGAATGTTCGTTGAGGGTTATGCAGCAGTATTTGACCATTCTACGGTTATGTTTGAATATGACGGAGTTGAATACAAGGAAGTTATCTGCAGAGGAGCATTTGACAAAGCTCAGATGTCCGATGTGGTAATGAATTTTGACCACCAGGGAAAACCTGTAGCGAGAACGAAAAACTCGACCCTTAATTTAACTATAGACGATATCGGACTGAAAATCAAAGCCGACTTATCAGGAACGCAGGAAGCAAGGACTTTATACGAGGAAATCAAAGCAGGGTACATCGATAAGATGAGTTTCGCATTCACCGTAGCAGATGAAAGCTACGACAAAGCGACCCATACGAGAAGCATAAACGGCATAAAGAGGCTATATGATGTCGCGGCTGTTTCAATCCCTGCTTATGACAGCACTTCAATACAGGCTCGGTCATTCTTCGAAGCGGAGGCGGAGAGGGAGCGCGCGGAGGCACGTAAACAGCTAGAGCTTGCAAAAGCGAAGTACGAATATATGGAGGTAAACAAATGAAATTAGAAGAAATGAACCTTGAACAGGTTAATCAAAGGCTGGCAGAGCTTGACGAGGAAGTCAGGAACGCTAACGATGTGGAATTTGTGAACAAGGCTACAGAAGAAAAGAAAGACCTGCTAGCACGCAAGGCTGAACTTGAAGACCTTGAATCACGCAAACAGGCAGCGCTCGATATATCAGCGCAGAAAGTCGAACCAAAAGTAATTGAAACAAGAAAGGAAAACGAAATGGAAAAAACATTCGCAATAGACAGTGTTGAATACAGGAACGCTTGGCTCAACGCTATGAAGAACACACAAGTCTCAGAAGCAGAGCAGAGGGCATTAACAGGAGCTTCATATTTAGTACCTACAGCAACTGCAAACAAAGTGCTTGACAGCTTAGTAGACATGGTTCCTCTGTTAAACGAGATAGACCTGCTAAGAGTAAAAGGAAATGTGACATTTGCAGTAAACACAGTTGCACCGACAGTTTCTATAAAAGCAGGCGGCAGCGCAGTTGACGATGCGACAACTACATTTGTCAATGTATCGCTCGGCTCTTACACTATTTCAACAATAGTCAGAATAGGCGCAGACACAGCTTCAATGGCTATAGATGCCTTTGAGGGTTGGCTAATTGGCAAGATAGCAGAACAGTTATCTTATAAAATCGAGCACTACATCATAAATGGTGATGGAGAAGGAGAGCCTACAGGAATAGACCTCGCATTCACATCAAGCGCATGGACAAATGAAACAGACGCAGTCGATTGGGCAAGCACATCTCTCGGTACAGGAGATATTGACAAAGCAATCGGACTGCTTCCTGCGGCTTATGACAGAAATGCAAAATTCCTTATGAGCAAAAAAACATTCTTCCAGTCAGTAATCGGTTTGGAAGATGTTAATAATGTACCTCTAGTTTCAAGAGAAGAAGGTAAATACAGAATAAGGGGATATGAGGTCATATTCAGCGACCAGGTGACCACAGGCGACATCTTCTATGGAGACTTCAAACGCGGAATGGTAGGCAACCTGTCAAACGAAGTCCAAGTTGAAAGAGACAGAAACTTAACATACAACGCTTGGGATTATCTCGGCTGGTGCTCATTTGACTGCAAGCCGTCAAAAGTAAAGGCAATAATCAAAATAGCATCAGACATAGCATAAGGAGGGTGAAATGGATAACAGATTTTTGGGCGAATTGAGCACAGACGTATACGGTCTTACCGTAAACGAGATGAGGCTTGCCCATTTTGGAACGACAGCAGCTGAGGGAGTAGCGGCAGACGCAGACGGCATACATGCCGCTATCGCCAGCAAGACTACAGCTCAGACTGTAACTACCGGCATATCCAATCCGCCTTATCCGAGAAACATAACCATAACGATAGGCGGGACGACTGGAGATGTGAAAGCCGGAAATATAGTAGTCTACGGGACGAATATTGCAGGCAAAGAGATATCTGAAACATTCACGCTTACAGATGACGACACAGCAGTTGACGCAGGAACTAAAGCCTTTAAGACGGTAACTTCAATAGTTATCCCCGCACAGGACGGCACTGGAGCCACGTTCAAATTCGGATTCGGAGAATTAATGGGTCTGCCATTTATATTAAAAGGCAAACCTCTCGTGTTCGTTCTTGATGATGGGGTGTTGGCTACAACTCCTGCAATAACTGCCGATGACGACGAGTTAGAAAAGAACGTCATTGATATGTACGGAAGTTTGGATGGAAGCGCGTACGAAATATTTATAGCGATTTAGGAGGTAAATCATGGCGGTATCCCAAAATTATCTGACAAAACTAAGACGAGCAGTCAGGCGCAAGGTCGATGTTGATATCGATGCCGAGCTAACAGATATCATCGAGGAATGCCGCCTTGACCTTGTGAGAATAGGACTGGATGCAGAAAAGGTAAATGACGAAGCCGACAGCCTCATTCTAGGGGCTGTCCGGTGTTACGTCCGGTGGAAGTTCGGGCTCAATTCGGAGGATGCGGAGAGAAACAGACAAGGTTACGAGCAACTGAAAAGCGATCTCCAGCATTATGGAGAGTATAAGCGGGAGGAATAGATGTACTTTTCCGAGAAAGTTACATTGCGAAGCATAACGATCGAAGTCGATGATAGCGGTTTTTCTGTAGAAGTAAACCACGATGTTGAAGTGTGGGCCGACAAGAAGACTGCTACCAGGACGGAGTTCTACTCCGCTCATGCAGCGGGAATAGAAGTGTCGGCTGTGTTTACAGTAAATGAATACTCAGACGAGAAGATACTAATCCATGAGGGCAAGGAGTATAACATTGTCCGGGCCTATCGAAAAGGCGAAGGAGAATGGGAGCTTACTTGCTCAGATCGGAGGGTGTAATGGCAGAGTTTACTTATTTTCCCGATAAAGTTTTTTTGGAACAGCTCAACAAATTAGCTGACGTAAAAAACATTGAGAAGGTCCTTAAAGCCGGTGGCGCTGCTATGGTGCCTTACCTTAGGTCCGGTGTTAGTGAGGCCGTAAAAAGCGGTACAGGAGCACTGGTGAAAAGCATAAAGGTTTCTGGTGTAAAAACCGACCGGGAGGGGAACAAGTGTGTTTATGTAATGCCGACCGGAAAGGACCGCAACGGAGTATCGAATGCGGCCAAGCTTGCATTTATCGAGTACGGAGTGCGCAGCAAGAACCGTGCACCGAGACCGCTGATAGTGAAAGCTATGAAAGATTCGCAGGCTGATGTTGAGAGAAATATGCAGGAGAAGCTGGAGGAGCTGATATGACACCATTCCAGAAGATTATTCAATCGGTGGCGCCTATCAAGGCCTATGCAGACCACAATCCTAAGTGGGAAACGGAAAAAGAGTATGTTGTTTTCAATATTTCCGATGACCGTGGAGCTGCTTACGGGGACGATAATCCGACGGAAAATGTAACGGCCTTTCAGATTCACTGGTACTTACCACAGGGGAAGAACTACCTGAACACTATGAAAAGTATAAGAAAAAGGCTTATGGAAAACGGGTTTACCTGTCCGACCATACAGCCGCTTTACGAAAAAGATACAAACTCGCACCACATAATTTTTGAGTGCGAAATAGAATTGGAGGCATAATAAATGGCAAAAATAGGATTGAATTATCCTGTCTATAAAACAGCTACATCAGCAGGAGTAATCGGCAAAGCGATACAGGCTGACGTCACAATCGAGATGAATGACGGCAAACTGTATGGCGACGACTCGCTTGCAGAAGTAGATAGAAGTTTTAAGACAGGCACGCTGACACTCGGAGTAACCGACTTATCAGATGCGGTACAGTCCGCGCTTTTAGGACACGCTATCGCGAGCGAGGTAATGACAGCCAAAGGAAGCGATACTCCGGCATATGCAGGCGTAGGCTTCTACGGAGTCAAGATAGTAAACAACAAGAAGTACTACAGGGCGGTATGGTTCCCCAAAGTACTATTCAGCGAACCGGCAGACGCGAATTCTACAAAAGGCGAGTCAATCGCTTTCGGCACGCCTGTAATAGTAGGGACGCTGTTTGACGATGCGACAAACGGCTGGAAGAAAGAGAAGACATTCGATACAGCAACTCTCGCACAGGCTTGGCTTGATAATCTTGCAGGAATAACCGCACAGGTAGCGACACCTGCTCCGTCAGTAGCGGCTGGAACCCACGAAGGAACACAGACAGTAGCATTGACTTGTGCAACAGCAGGCGCTACTATCTACTACACGACCAACGGGCTTACGCCTACTGATGCAGATAATGATTACACCACAGCATTGAGCATTGAGGAATCAACTATGCTTAAAGCAATAGCTGTAAAAGCAGGAATGTCAAATTCTGAAGTTATGGAAGCAGAATACATCATAACAGCATAACTATAAGGGGAGGGTACTCCTCCCCTTGTTTTTCTTAAAGGAGGGAAATGATGATTGATAAAAAGATGAGCATAACGATTAAAGGGGTGGAATTTCCTATGGCATTCAATCTTAATGTATTGGAAGCTATACAGGAGAAATACGGAAGCCTTGACGTTTGGCAGAACAAAATACAGCCGAAAAAAGGAGAGGCTCAGATAAAGGACATTAAATGGACTCTCGTGACATTTATTAACGAGGGAATTGAAATAGAGAATGAGAACGGGGAAAAAAGGACACTGCTTACAGAGAAGCAATTAGGAAGAATGATAACGAATGTGACAGACATCGCAAAGGCTATCACCAAAACTGTAACCGACAGCGTGCCGGTACCTGACCCAAACGCATAACGCCCGACGAACCCGCTGAAATCAACTTCGCGCTGATTCTGCACATCGGCATGAAGATGGGGTTCACGGAGAAAGAGGTCGGGCGAATGACGATAAAGAAATGGAAATCGATGTACGACGCATACAAGCTCGTATTTGACTTAGAGAGAAGCCTTATCAATTCTAATCAAAGGTACTCGCAGATAGATAAGGAACCAACGATTGATGACGTTATACCGTTTTAGGAGGCACAAATGGCAGGGATAGGACCCTCAATCAGCCTAAAGGGCGAGAAAGAGTTTAGACAGGCTATATCGGCTATAAACAGCGAGATGAAAGTTTTAGGCTCGGAGATGAACAAAGTCACCGCCGAGTTTTCCGACAACTCGAAATCGGTCGACGCTCTGAAAGCAAGGAATGAAGTCCTTAATAAAGAGATAGAGAAGCAGACGGATAAGGTCAGCCTGTTAAAAGGCGCGTTAGCTGAAGCGGAAAAACAGTACGGCGAAAACGACAAGCGCACATTGAACTGGAAAACCTCGCTCAATAATGCCGAAGCAGAACTAACTAAATTAAATAAAGAAGTAGACAAGAACGAGCAGGCTATGAAGGATGCTGAAAAGCCTACCGAAGAGGTAGGTAAGGACCTTAAAGAGCTGGGTGCCAATGCCGATGATGCCGGGAAGAAGACGTCTGTCCTTGGTGATGTTATAAAAGGCAAGTTAATAGCCGAAGCTATCATAGCCGGGGTTAAAGGGTTAGGAAATGCTCTTAAATCTGTAGCAGTCGGACTGAAAAACATGGCAGTTGAGGGAGCTGCATACGCCGATGAAGTTATCACTCTCGGTGTAACGACCAGATTGACCACTGACCAGATCCAGGAGATGAAGTACGCGTCGGAACTCGTGGATGTGTCTCTTGAAACTATAACATCATCAATGACACGTAACATTCGTGCAATGGGTAACGCTCAGATGGGAGCAAAGCAATACACGGAGGCTTACGATAAATTAGGAATCTCGGTAACGGATGCCAATGGCTCACTGAGAGACAGTGAAGAGGTTTATTGGGAAATAATTGACAAGTTAGGGACTATGGAGAACGCAACCGAGCGTGATGCCATAGCGATGAGCATTCTGGGACGCAGCGCTCAGGACCTTGTTCCTTTGATAACTGCTGGTAGTGACACCATGAAAAACTTAGCGGCCGAAGCTCACAGCATGGGTGCTGTACTGAGCGAAGACACGCTCGGAAAATTGGGAGCCTTTGACGACGGCATCCAGCGCATGAACAATGCTATGACTTCTTTGAAAAACAACGTCGGTGCGGTCCTGGCTCCGGCACTTGCAGAGCTCTCGGAGGAAGCCGCAGCTAAAATGGGCGCCTTTGCGAAGAGTATCCAGGATGCGGAGGGGGATGTGGGCAAGATAGGCGAAATAGTTGGCGAAACATTGCTCGATCTAACTAATGAAATCGTCGATAAACTTCCTGAAATGACAAAGGCAGCGGGATCCCTGATAGAGTCTTTTGTCGGCGGGATCCTGGACGAGTTGCCGACAATCGTAACTACTGCGTTTGAAATTGTAATGCAGCTGTTGAACACAATTATAGAAATGCTCCCGAACATAATTAAAACCGGCATGGACGTTCTAATCGCACTGATAACTGGAATATCAAATTCAATTCCTAAGCTTATTCCGACAATAATCGAAGCCGTGATGACCATAGTTAAAACGTTGATTGATAACCTGCCGGAACTGATAAGAGCAGCACTGAAAATGGTTATGGCTCTTGCCAAAGGCTTGGTTGATGCAATTCCGCAGCTCATAAAGGCCATACCGGTAATAATCGAAAGCCTTATAGCCGCCATAGTGGAAATGTTGCCGGAGATAATCATAATGGGCGTCACACTCGTAGTTGAGCTTGGAAAGGGATTAATTAAAGCAATCCCGCAGCTTATAAAGAACGTCCCGGAGATTATAGAAGCTCTTATAAACGGTTTTAAGGCGGGACTTAGCAACTTTAGTTCCATGGGTGGAGACCTTATATCCGGTTTATGGCAAGGCATAGAAGACAGTCTATCCTGGCTCTGGAACAAGATAACGGATGTGGCCGGAAGCATAAGTTCATGGTTTAAGGACGCTTTCAAGATTGGCTCCCCGAGTAAACTGTTCGCAGATGAAATCGGCGCAAATTTAGGACTGGGAATCGGAGTAGGCTTCGAAGACGTTATGAAAGACGTTTCCCGAGACATGGCCGCAGCTGTGCCTACAGACTTTGACCTTGATGCGAACGTAACAGGCGGGGGCGGAATGAAAAGCGAGATACACCTTCATATCGGCACATTAGTCGCTGACGAGTGGGGATTAAAGGAGCTTGAACGCAAACTCAAGAATGTAAGAGTGCAGGAGAGCTACAGATTAGCAGGAGGGCTGGCATGACATTAAACGGATACACTATACCGTCACCGATAACGCCCGTTGAAAAGAAAACAATAATCCTTGAAGTAAGGGACAGGGTAGCGTCTGGCAAGGCGGTTACAGATATTAAGGATACCAAGATTCAGCACACATTCAAGTATCAGGGCTTGACCGCCGCGAGTTTCGCGATATTCAACACCCCGTACCAGTCAAGGGCGGAGGTGGCTTATGTCGACGACGAGGGCAATACATATACAGTACAGGTGGTTTCCTTGAATTATTCTACGCACAGGCTAAACACAGCATTAAAGCAGAATGTGACTGTTGTACTGGAGGAGGTATAAATGGGTTATAACGCTTCCGTCAGAGATATAAAGTGCAAGGTAGTGGTAGACTTCACGAGTCCGTTTTTAGACGAGAGCATAACCGTGACTTCTACGGAGGTAAACAGGATTGCCACACTACAGCAGACGGCGGATTCCGTAACCTCGATGTCAGCTAAGTATCTTCTGTTGGACGGACTGGGAACCTTAGACGGCACCTGGTGTTTAGGCGGAGGGCAGGTCGGCTGGTTCGGCACTTCGGCGTCCGACGCGTCTGCCAAATTCTCATCGCCATATCCGTCATTGACGATAACCCACACTTCAAGACCGATACAGTCGGTAAAGGTAGTCGGCGACGATAAAAGGAACGAATACCCAGTAGACTTTACAGTAAAACTATATGACGCATTAAACAGCTTGCTTTATACGCACACTGTAACGAATAATAACAATGTTGTTTACAATTCTCCCATAACTCCTGTAACCGGGGTAGTTAAGCAGGTATTAACTATAACAAAATGGTCTACAGCGGGAACATGCGTCAAGATAGCCGAGTTTTATACTTCAATCCAAGAGACATTCGAAAGAGACGATATATTCCAAATCAACTTACTGGAAGAAAGGGAAGTGTCGGAGGGTTCGCTTCCGATAGGATCTATTTCATCGAATGAAATTGATATACGATTTTACAACAAAGACAGGATATTTGACGCGGGCAACACCATGTCCCCGCTTTACGGGGCAGTTAAGCCGAACAGGCGCGTACGGGTATATTTATATGAAGATGAGGAAGAATTATCCCCGTTAGGTGTTTTCTGGACGGGCGAGTGGACGGTTCCCGAAAATGCTCTATGGGCGCAGACTACAGGGCGCGACAGGATAGCGATGCTCGGGCAGTCTACATTCTCATCAGGTGAAGTGTACGAGGATTATTCATTATTAGACCTTTTTGAATTGGTCCTCACAGATGCAGGACTTGAAGCGACTGACTATGTCATTGATACTGATTTAGATTTGACTACAGTTCCCTACGCATACTTTGAGAGCCAGTCGCACCGCGAGGCTTTAAGGAAGCTTGCCGAAGCAGGACTGGCGCAAGTGTACTGCGACAGGGAGGGCGTGATACAGATTGAGGGTCCCGAATTCTCATCGGGCGCTTCCGTCTTGACATTGACATCTGACCATTATTTCAACAAAGATAATCCCACAAATTGGGGGACGCTATACAACTATATCATAGTCGACACGCAGCCGTTGGTTCCAGGCTCGTCAGAAACGGTATTCGTAGACATTGAAGCGCAAAACATAGACAACGCGGAAGTAATCACGAGATTAGTTTACTTCAACACGGTCCCTTGCCTAAATGCGTCAGCGACCGTCACAGGAGATGCTACGCTTACATCTGCCACTTACTACGCGTGGGGCGCATCGTGCGTCATTACTGGGACTTCTACAGGGACTTACACGCTATCGATAGACGCACAGCCTTTAGAGATAAAGAACAAACAGAGAAGCGTCGCGCAGGACAGCGCATCAATCGCTGAGAACGGGAAACTGACATACACTTTTCCTGGAAATCCTTTCGTGCAAACACTGGCGCAGGCGCAGGCGATATCGGCTTCTATCTTAGCATCATACAAAGACCCGCGCAGAGATGTGACATTAGACTGGCGAGGCGACCCGACTATCGAACTTGGTGATAAGATAACAGTCATAGACACATATGGGAACAACGATTATATCGTCGTTTCAAACAGGATTGAATACGACGGAACTTTAAGAGAAGAAACAAAAGGGAGGAAAGCATAATGGCATATTTAACACCGAAAACAGACTGGACGTCAGTCGACGGAGTATTAAGCACAGACCTAAACCGCATTGAGGGGAACATAGAGACCCTCGCGACATTGAGGGCGTATCCGACAGCGACAGGCACAGGAACAGCGATAGTCGTAACGACAGGCTACTTCGAGCTTGTGGCAGGGCGGTCGTTCACTTTTATAGCATCTGCAAATAACTCAGGCGCTGCGACCACGATAAACGCGGACGGTACAGGGGCGAAGAATTTATACAAGCCGAACACTACTGACGCGCCGACAATAATCTCAGGCAAAGCCTACACAGTATGGTATAACGGTACAAGTTTTTTTGTTAAAGCCAGTGCGGAGGGGAACGCTGTCGCTGGCGATGTAATCAAAGACAAAACATTCTCCAACGACGAGGACACAGGAATAACAGGGACATTGGAACTGACGGGCAACGCTGCGGTTGGTGATGTATTGGCTACAAAGACATTTTATAATACCGACCCGAAAACAAAACGGACGGGCACAATGACCAATAACGGCACAGTGTCGACTGATATATCCGCTAAAGCGACCGAAGTCACGATTGCACAAGGCTACCATTCAGGAAGCGGTAAAGTAAAAATTGCGACAGCCGAACAAAACAAGATAATCACAGACAATATAAAAGCAGGCATCACGATTTTAGGCATTGAGGGCAGTTATACTGGAGGTATTAAGAGCATTCAATTTTCCACCATGCCTGGCATTGCAACAGAATGGACTCTGGGGACGACAATCGACGCGGACAATGCTTTTGTTATTATTAGCAACGCGCGAGTTAATACAAATCCAGGTGAAGTCGTAAGCAAAGTATTAATCAGTTTAACTGATACGAAAATAACCTTAAGTAGTGGCGCTGAAGGATGTCATTTTTATATTATTGAATTTCAACCAGGAGTAATTAAAAAAATAATAAGAGGAACAAACACTCCGACGGGAACTCTAACAACAATAGCTCATGAGAGCGTAGACACAAGTAAAAGTATTATACTACTAAACTCAAGTATCATCGGATATGGAAGCAGCTGGTCGCCAACATATTGCAATTTAGCGGCGATATATTCAAGGGAAGCAACATCATTTCAGTACACAGGGAGCCATTATTATAATGGGACAGATTTTATATACGGTTTAATGTCCTACCAAATCATCGAATTTAATTAAAAAGGAGGGAACAATGAACTACATTTTACCAGTCACACTTGATTTATATAAAACCAATCCGACCATTAACGCGAAACAGAATGAC